TAGGTGGAATTATAATACTTAATTTACTTTAACAGACAATTAGTAGTACTAATGTTAAGACCCACTGCGGTGGACAATCTCGATCAAAGGTTCAAACGAAAGTCGAAAAACAAATACTAATAATAACAATTACAAAAAACATATATTATGGCTAATGGATTAACATTCCCCTCACGTGCAGGACAGATTAATAGTGCTAATGATGTAGATGCTTTGTTTCTTAAAAAGTTTAGTGGAGAAATCTTACAAACTTTTGAGGAGTCGAACGTCTTCAAACCTTTACACACTGTCCGCACAATCGAAAACGGTAAATCAGCTCAGTTCCCAGTTACTGGAATTGCTTCTGCTTCTTACCACACACCTGGCGACAACATCGCTGAAGCTAATGACGGCTCAGGAAATGCTACTTACCTCAGTGACATCAAAAAGGCAGAACAAACCATCACTATCGATAAGATGTTGTTGGCTTCTACCTTCTTGGCTAACATTGATGATGTAAAGAATCACTACGATATTCGTTCCGTTTACGCGAACGAGATTGGTAAAGCTCTTGCTCTTCGTTTTGATAAAGCAGTAGCTAAGTCATTCATAGGTGCAGCTCGTTCATCTGCTGTTATCACAGGTGGTAAAGTTGGAGGCAGACTAGACGTTCCTAATAACGATTTTAGTGGTCCAGGTTCTGTTGGTACTCCTGAAACTGTTACAGGTGCTGAGTTAACGGCTGCCTTTTTTAGTGCTGCTCAGAAGCTTGATGAAAATGACGTTCCTAGTGACGGTCGTTTCGCAGTGCTTCGCCCACAAGAGTATTACAGGCTTATTACTGGTGGTGCAGGTGCTCTTGCCATCTCTACTTCTGCCGTCAATAAAGACGTAGGAGGTTTAGGTAGCGTTGCTACTGGATCAATCCCTCAGATTGCAGGTATCACTATCTACAAATCTAACAACATCCCTTCAACTGATTTGACTTCCGCTTCTGGAACAAACTCAGGAGATGCAGGTAGTAGTAATGATTTGTTTGCAGCTACTGACGGATATGACGGTGACTTCAGCAATAGTTTGGGTATCGTAGGACACTCTGCTGCTGTAGGAACGGTTAAGCTTCTTGATCTTGCTACTGAGTCTGAATATCAGATTGAGCGTCAAGGTACATTGTTCGTTGCTAAGTATGCTATGGGACACGGAATCCTCCGTCCTGAGTGTGCTATCGAACTTATTGCTTAATAAGGATTCTCTCTTCGGTGTGGGGAGGGGGGACTGCGTAGCGGAATCCCTTCCCTTCACTGATATTTTTATTTACTAAAGAATGCTATGGCTTTAACGACTAAACTTGATGCAGTAAACATAATGATCTCTGTAATAGGAGAGTCTCCTGTTAATACATTAGGAGGCACAAGTGCTGTTCCTGTGACTGTAGTTCAAGCAGAGTCTGTTTTAAATGAAACAAGCAAAGCAATCCAATCGGAAGGTTGGCATTATAACACTGAGTATGATTATCCTTTAGTTCCTGATTCAGGTACTAGTAAGATTACTCTTCCTGTTAACACTTTAAAAGTAGATTTAGACCCTGAGTTGAACACGGATACTGATCCTGTACAAAGAGGTCTTAAATTATACGACAGGAAAAACCACAGGGATACTTGGACTAAGACCTTAAAAGCTATTATAACTTTTGAGTTAGCTTACGAAGAATTACCTGAACAATTTAGACATTACATATCTGTTAAAGCAGCTCGTATATTTGCTGCTCGATTCTTAGGTAGTCGAGAGATAGAAGGTTTTGCTTTAAGAGATGAGATTGAAGCGAAAGCAAGAGCTATTGAGAGTGACTCTGAGAATGCAGACAGAACCATCTTCGATAACTACAGCGTCTTACGAGTACTTGATCGATAGAGATGCCGTTGCTAGTAAACAGTGTTCCTAACTTAGCACAAGGGGTTTCACAACAACCTGACAACTTACGTTTTCCAGGGCAATGTGACGAACAGATCAATGCTTGGGCTACTGTTGTAGAAGGACTTGTTAAGCGTCCTAATACAAGGCACGTCAATAAACTATTCACTCATCCTGTTAACGATGACGCCTTTGTTCAATACATAGACAGAGATGATGACAACAGGTTTGCTTGTGTATTAGAGAATAAAGTATCTCTTTGTGCAGTCTCTCTTTTCAATTTAAACACAGGCAGTCCTGTGACGCAGGTTAGTATAAGTACACAAGCACAAACGTATTTAAACAATATATCTAATCTTAGAGAAGATGTTAAAGCACTTACAGTAGCTGATTATACTTTCATAGCCAATAAAGAACAGACTGTATCTATTTCTTCTTCTCAACTGTCAGAGCCTTTAGAAAGGGAAGCTTTACTCTTTGTTAAACTAGGAGACTATAAGAAGAACTATAGCGTGTACATCGATGATCTCTTAGTGCCTTTTAATAATGCAGCACTTCCAAGTGGACATACAAATGAACACACACCTCACGCTGATTACCCTGCTACATATCGTAGTGGGGCAGGAAGTGATGGATTTGACGCTGATACAGGACACATTGCAAAAGACCTCAGCGATTTAATAGCTTATAACTACACTCAAGCCACTAATGTTATATCTAGCATTACAGTTACAAGTGGAGGAGGAAATTATACAGCTGATTTAAATGCTTTATCATCAAATATATTAGTTGACAGTTTTCGAGTGACTGCTGTTGTAGAACAGTATGATAGTAATGGAGTTTTAAAAGGACAAGGAGCAAAAGGTGTTTGTGATGTCCAAGGAGGTGTAATACAAAGTGTTACTATGCTGTACGGAGGAACTGGATACGATAGTTCTTACCCTGACCCTATAATTCAATTTATACCTGAAGTAAAAAGTCCAACAACAGAGTGGAGTTTTGAAGTTTGGAATGGGTTGAACTTTTTATACCCCCTTCTTGTTCCTACTCCTGCACCACTTGCGACAGGAACTACTACATTATCAGCATCAGGTGCGATTAGGACAGAAAATAAAGATGCTATTATTAAAATCTCTAGGGTTTCTTATGTATCTCATAACAATAAATTTTACAAGTGCATACAAAACCACACAGCATCCAGTACAGATGAACCTGGAGTAGGTGCAAATTACTCTACATATTGGATAGAAACAACAAGGACAGATTTAGCTTCACCTTGGGCTTTAACTACTAGTTATGTAATAGGCAGTGACTTTTCGATAAGAGCTGCGGATGGACTAGCGGATCAAGGACTGGGTGTTATTTACAAAGAAGTTTCTAGCATAACAGATTTACCTGCTAAATGTTATAATAATTTTAGAGTTAAAGTAATAGGTGATCCTGAACTAGACCAAGATGACTACTATGTAAGATTCAAAGCAAAGGATAATAAAGAATTTGGAGAAGGTACTTGGATAGAAACTATAGGATGGAAAAATGAAGATGATACTGAAGGAGCATCAGAAGGTATTAAATCACTTTTAAACCCTAATACTCTGCCTTTACAGTTAAAACCTACAGATACTTCCTTTAATTACTGGACCTTAGATGTTGCTTCTTGGGAACCAAGGAAAGTAGGAGATGATAGAAGTAATCCTGCTCCTAGCTTAGTGGGAAGTAAAGTTAAAGATATGTTCTTTTTTAAGAATAGACTAGGCTTCTTGACTAAGAATAATGTATTGTTCAGTGAAGCGGATGAGTACTTTAATTTTTGGAGGACAAGTGTTTTAAGTTTATTAGACTCCGCTCCAATTGATGTTGGTATTAGTCACACAAAAGTAGTGGAGTTACAACACGCTGTTCCTTTTCAAGAGAAACTTGTAATCTTTTCTACTAGAACTCAGTTTGTATTAAGAGGGAGTGAATTGCTTACTCCTAAAACAGTTAGCATTACACCGACAACAGAGTACGATTCTTCGGAGACAATTACACCTTTAGTAATTAATAACTATTTATACTTTAATTTTAAAAGGAATAATAGTGAAGGATTAATGGAGTACTATGTAGATGCTGATAATAATATATTTGATGCTTCTGAAATAACTTCACAAATACCTACTTATATCCCTTCGACTTTAGAGTTAATGGTGGGTTCTTCTGTTCAAGATTTAATCGTAGCTTTGAACGGTGATAGAACTACAATGTTTGTTTATAAATTCTTTTGGCAGAATAAAGAGAAGGTACAATCAGCTTGGCAAAAGTTTACATTCTCCAGGGAAATAATCAGTGCTCATTTTATCGAAGCTAATCTTTTTGTTATCACTAAAGACTCCGAATCTACTTACTTAGAGAAGCTACCTATGGAGAACAACTTAAAGGATGGTAATGATAGCTATACTTTATTGTTAGATAGTAGGTTGGATAAGTCTGAGTTGTCTTTTAGTTATAGTGCATCGACTAAGTTAACTACTATAAGTGGATTTCCTTATGATCCTAATGGAGTTGAGATATATTCAAAGACAGGACATAAGTATCCCTTTACAAGGACATCCACCACAGAAGGTACAGTCATAGCTGATTTAACAAGTGTCGATTTTGTAGCAGGTTTTCCTTATGATATGTTATACAAGTTCTCAGACCAATCATTAAAGCAACCCACAGAAAGAGGAGGAAGATCATCTACTGATTACGCTTATCAAACAATAAGAAGTGGTAGCTTGAACTACGCTGAAACTGGACACTTTACTGTAGAGATAACTCCTAAATTTAGAGATACATATAGCTATGCTTTTAATCCTGAAGTACTAGGTTCTAACTTAACACTTAATACTTTTGTACCTCAAGACGGACATTTCAGATTCCCTGTCCAAGCACAACCTAATGACGCTACTATTCAAATTAAATCTTCTAGTGCTTTACCAGTGAAAATACTTGCAGCTGAATTTGAATCTATGATGATACCAAGAAGTAGAAGATATGGAAGTTAGAATAGAACCTAGTATGCCCACCCTTGATGCTCCTTTGTTATACGATGACTTACGAGAAGAAGATATGATGGAATGTATCGGTCTAATGTTTCACCCTAGAGATGCTGTGTACGGATCATTTGAATCAAGTAGTAAGTGCTACAGCATCAAGACAGATCAAGACGGTCTATTAGCAAGCTTTGGAGTATCTCCTAGGAAGAATGTAGGCATAGCTTGGTTGTTAGGGACAAGGAATTTTTGTAAGATAAAGAAGAAGTTTGTTAAGGATTCACAAGTGTGGATTGATGACTTGATGCAAGGCTTTGATTACTTAACAAACTATGTCATGGAAGCTAACACTTTAAGTATTAGGTGGTTAACTTGGTTAGGTGCTACCTTTGAGGATTGCAATATCCCTGGTTATAAGTCATTTAAGATAGAGAGGAAGTAATATATTATGTGTAATCCAGCAGCAGCAATGGCAGTAGTAGGAGGTCTCCAATCAGGGGTTCAATTCGCAGGTGCTAGACAACAAGCTAAACAACAAGCAGCCGCTCAAGCTCAACAGGCAGCGTATCAAGCCCAATCGTCAGCTGCTGAAAGAAGTCGATTCATGCAAGAGCAATCAAGCATTAGAATGCAACAAGCACAGCAACAGGAAGCTACCTCTAGGGAACTTGAACAAGTAAGTAGGAAGTCTCAAGAAGCTTTAGCTAGAGCGAGAGTTTCAGCAGGTGAAGCAGGTGTTACAGGTGCTAGTGTTACTGCTTTAATGGATGACTATACTAGACAGGAAGCAGGGTATAGAGCAGCAGCTTTAAGACAACAAGAGTTAACTGGAGTGGGTACTGGATTAGGGTTAGAACAAGCAGGGTTCGCTACTACTCAACGTCAAATAAGCATTAATCAACCTCTTGGACCACCTGTCAGTCAACCTAGTATTTTAGGTGCAGTGTTGCAAGCAGGGTCACAAGCGATGAGTGGCTATGCAGCAGGTCAAGGTATTAGTAGTAGGATGGGATCACCGTCAACAGGAACTACATCAGCCCAGAGTTATACACAAGCAATGACAGGTAGGAGAAGATAATGGCAGAACGAGTACAAGTACAAGGGTTAGGTGACGCAGTTCCAGGTATTCAACCTACTATTCAACGAGCAGGTCAATACAGTGTAGGTCAGCGTAGAGCTAGTGCAGTTGGTAGGAATAAGTTGATGGACCTTGCTGACGCTCTTTCACAGGTTAATCCTATGCTTCAGCAGTACGCACAGGTAGCCGATATAGAAGCAGAACAATTTGAGGATGAGTTATCAAGGAAGAGTCCTGAAGAGATTCAAGCGATGCTCCAAAAGACAGAGGGAGAGTTTGATAAGCAAGTAAGAAAAGGTGCGATAAGCTGGCTAACTTCTCCTATTAATCAGAAGAGGAAGATAGAAGCTTTAGGTAAAGTAGCCAGCCGTGATTTGATGGTGGAAATTAATAAGCGTCTTACTAATCCTCTAGCAGATGATCCTGAAGGAGGTGCTGATATTGTAAATAAAGTAAGAGATGAGTACATACAAAATAACCCTGGATTAGCAGGTTCTGTTATTGCACAGCAAGGTTTACAAAAAGCGATAAACCCACAGATACAACCGCTTGTAACAAACTTTGAAGTAAGACAGTCAGCCATAGCTAAAGAAGAATTAGCTTTCTCTACTAGTTCTGCTCTTTTTGAAACA